CATTTAGACGGTAAAAATTCCCCCGTCTTGGCTACTCTATTCTAAAGCCCCTTTTAGCAATACAAAAACGCTAAAGGGGCTATTTTATCGTCGGTATAGTGTAGCACAATTTAACGCAAGTAACGCAAGTAAGAAAAAGTAAAGTGGGCAGCATTTGGGCAGCATAAAAAACCCACCGCAGGGAGGTAAACGGTGGGTGGGCGAGGGTGGCCCGGATTAAAGTGGTTATTTCCAAAATGGAAACAGTTGAGTTGCTGTTCCAACTACCGAGAAATCCTCGGCAACTCAAACCGTGTCAAAATTTCACGGATTAGATTACAACAAAATGTAGCCAACTGCCTTTGATTACAAGAAACCGTTACAAAATGTAACCAACTTGTAAATAATTCTTACGAGTTATCCCGGCAACTGGCGCACGCAACCCGGCAGGGCAAGCCATATTTGCGGCAAATAACCTCGCTAAAATATCGGTCAAATTCCGCGTACTTGCACCGCTCGTCTAGTTCCATTTTAACCCCCAATGCTTGGCCCATAATTCCCCCTCTAATAACGCTTGCTTGATTACTTCGTCATTATACAGGGGCAACCCTAACCGCTTGCTTACTGCATTGGCGCGGTCAAAGAAGTCAATAATAACCCCTTCTACCCCGCTATTTTCGTAAATCTGCAACTGCCTTTTGTGATCGTGGAACATATATTCAAAATTCGGGTTATTGTGTAACGGGTGGAACACCGCCGGGGCATTTGATAAGATTTCCCCACTTTTGCCGGATATTTGCTTAATTACAGCCCGCGTAACAATGTGGTGCGCTCCGTTATATCCGCCGCTTTGCCCGATACGCTCCCACCCAGGGCGGCCCTTTAACCGGGTGCTAACGCCCCTTAAATAATTGGTAGGCCCTACTAACCTACTAGGCGGCCTTACTGTTACCGGGCGCGTTACCGTAAGCGTTTGGCTTTGCAATATCCTACGAGCCAAAGCGTGATACTGCACCCGTGTTACTATGCGCCGCTCTACCTTGAGCCGCCGGCCTTTGCCGATAAAACGAAATAAATTTTGAGAATAAGAATTGACCGCCGATAATATCAGTAAGATAGATACTATCTTTTGCACGGTTTCTCGTCCTTGCAAAGGCAATAATGGACCAGTAAGGCGCGGGCGTTTTGCGCGTTTACGCCCTCGTCCGCGTAGTCAAAGGGGACCAGGCACGCGCTAGCGTTGGTTATTTGCAATTTCGTGCAAGCGTTGCCGGCAAGTATGCTCGTCAAAATTACGCACGTTATCAAGTATCGCATTTGCTTTGGCCTGTTCCTTTGCCCGGTCGGCTACCTCTTTTTTAAGGGCCGCCAATTTGGCGGACTTACTGCCTTCCCTTCGGGCAAGAAAAATAATCGTGCCAAAGAGCGAGCAGTAAGCCACTATCAAAAGTATGTAGAGCCACATTATTTAACAATGGACCCGTCGGGGTTAAATAAACCTAACGCGGCTAATACTTTAATAATTTTAGCCAAAACATTGTCATCTTTTTGCGTGGGCGTAAGTTTTACAATGATACTGCACACCGTTACTACGCCGCCGATAATGGCTAAAATATCTTTCCAATGTTGCATAATCCAGTCCATAATTTTACTCCTTATAGACGGGTGTATTTCTTCCCGTCGTATTTTAGTTTTTCCTTCTTTGACCCAATAGAAACGTGTACCCATTGGGCGTTACCTACTTTTTCCAAAATGATTTGGTCGTACTTCAAATCACTTGCTACCAAAATTTGGAAAATCTCGTTTGGCGTTTTGGCGTTCGTGCGTATATCTATGGCTTCCGCCAATAGGTGCTGTGAAGTTAAAGACCCTTTAAGTGCATTATTTAACGCTACGCACCGATAGCCGGAGTTAATTATAAGCGGGTGGCCGATAATCTCGCGTACGCGCTCGGCAAAGCCGGCAAGTTGGTACATGCGTCCCATAATCTTTTGCGCTTCGTCTAGGTTTTTTTGCTTAAATTCGCGTTTAGAAGTGCCTGCAAGTTCAAAGAGCGAAAAATGAGGCGTTAGTTGCATTTATGCACCTCGTCCATGCGTGTTTCTAACTTTGCTACGCGGATTTGCAAGTTATTATATTTATCTTGCTTTTCCTCAAGCCGGGCAATATCTTTGCGTATCGCACGCAGTTCTTGCCAAAAGGCCCCGGCGGCAAATACTATTCCTAAAATTTTCCAAATCGTTTCCGCGTCAAGTTGCATTAGTTACGCCTCCTCTACCCAGGTTAATACACCGTTGACGTGTTTTAGCACTTGCGTTTTTGTAGCGTCATAGCCAGTGCCTAGACGTTCCGGCGGGATTAGACCCGTGTTACCGTCTAGCATAGTGTAGGAATATACTTGAAATGTATTAGCGTTGCCGTTTGTACCTTGACCAAGTTGTATACTGCTTCTACAATTAGATTGCACATTTGCTAAAGGACCTACTGCTACGGCAAGGTCCGAATTTATAGCAGAGAAATAACCAATGGCAACCGCCGTTTGTGCATTGGCATTTGCGTTTTTCCCAACGGCTATGCTGTTCTTTCGTGCTCGTGATTGGTCCCCTATATTTGTGGCGGCTTCTTCAGTTGAGACAAAACCTAAAATTGTCAACGCTTTTGTCGCTGTCGCTGTGTTCTTTAACGCATTAGCCTTTAGGTCCGTTACGTCCGTCGTAAGGCCGGAAATATCTTGCGTGTTGTTAACCTCAAAGACGTTCGGGTCCGCTTGCGAAGGGGTTATGCTCATGTTCGTTCCGGCGGTTAAGTTCGTCTTTGTGTAATTATTTGCCGAAGCGGTTTGCAAAGCGGTTATGTTACTAGCGTTTGTATCAATTTGCGCCACCTTTGCAGAAGTTACGCCGGAATTGATAGCCGCTACTTGCGCGGCGGTAAAGGTGGTATTATTGAGGTCATATTGCCACACCCATTGGCTACCGTCATATAAGTAGCGAGAGGTTTTACCGTCGTGGTTTTCGTCGGCAGTAACAAGGGCATAATCGTTACGCGTAGGCTCGCGCAAAGAGCCTTGTGAGAAATACGGTCCGGCGTCTAAAGCCGCTACCGTAGCAAACGGGTCGCCCGCTACATCACTGGTAATGTAATAGGCCGCCACCGCGTTTATAGAACTGTTTACAAAATTCTTATCGGCTAACTGGTTTTCCGCGCTCGCTTGCGTGGGTATCTTGCCCTCTACTTTGCTAATAGCCAAAGCGTTTTGGCCTACTTGCGCCACCGTAGAACTGGTTACACCGGAATTTGCCGCGTTTAATTGAGCGGCGGTTAAATTATCTTGCTTGCCTTCTAAAGCCAACGTGATTACTTTATTTTGCACGGGGTTAGGCGAGGTAGTGGATAATTCTTCGTCCACCGTGATTTGTGCGGCTTTGCCTACCTCTAAAGATATGCTAATTTCGCTACCTTCCGGCATGGCAATATCCAAGGTTTGCACCTGTTCGGCAATTACTTGGTCCGTAATGTAAAACGGTATGCGGTTTGATACCGTTTTTATGCGATTTTCTTCGTCAATAACCTGTATCGTGCCGCAAATTGGCCCATAGGCATAACTGCCAGTAGTTGCCGCGTTTAGGTCAATATCAAAAGAGCCGGTAGTTAACGGGTACGTTTTTTCATAACTTCCCAAGATAAATTTTGCGGTCATATTGGAAAGGTCCGCAGTTTGCGAGGTAATGTTTACAGTTAAAAATTGTTCCCCGTTCCAGTTTGTGTCGTCGCCTTTGAAAATATAGATGTACTGTTGCATTTTATAACTCCTTTAATTCTTCCCGGATTTGTGCGGCCTTTGCCTCTAACTCTGCAAGTTTGTCCGTATCGGCTTGTGTGCCTTGCCCGGCCTGGATAGCACGCAGAGCGCGTATGGTTTTCAAATCTATCGCGTCTAATTGCGCTACTAAATCGGCCTTGTGCGCTTGCTTTTCTTGCTCGGCAATTTCTTCAGCAGTAAACCCCCACGCTTCAAGCGCAGTTTCGGTTTCTTTAATCTCATAACCGTTTTTATGGTTTTGTTCTATGATAAAATCTAAACGGTCTTTTTCTTCGTACGGTTTTTGTAATGTTGCTTTAATTTCCATATTTCCCCCTAGGCAATATATCCGCTTGCGCGCCACCAAAAAACGCCCGTATAGCCTACAGCACCGGCTTTCCATTGGTGGAAAGTAAAATCAGTGGCGGTATAGGTATCAATTTCCACGCCTACCTCAAAATGCCCGGAATTAAGTGCATTGTGCGCCAAAGCAAAATTGTAGTTTGTATTTGAAAATTGCTTTAGAAAGGTTATCGTTCCGTTTGCCAAATTACTCTGCCCCCATTGTTCGCAATACCCGTCGGCAAAAAGACGGTAACCGGAAGTACCGTTTGTGTAGGTTTCCACGACTGCTGTACCTACCAATCTTTGCAAGGCGGCAAGTAGTTGCCCGTTATCGTTTACGTCGGGCGTAAGGCCGGAAGTGTTTACAATGTGCATAAGAGATCCGGCAATTTGGTTATATTCGCTCGCCGAAATACGCGTATTGGTAATCGGCAAGACTACACTATCGGTTTTGTTATACTGAAGGTCCATTATTTCACTCCTAGCCTAATTGGCAAATCGTAAACAAATTCGTACAAGTCGCCCGGTTGCGGGTTAGGGTAACTATCCGTAACGTCGCGCAACGTGTAGGTAATTTGTTTCTTTGAAAAATTGTAATTTAACCCGGTTATTTTACAGGCCCGGTAATAGGTTTGTTGGTTTATGTACTTTTCAAATTCCGTGCCTTCCGGGTCCGCAATAAGGTTATAATTGCGGCGCAAACTGACAATATCCGCCAATTCAAGGGCTAAATTTAGTTTCCCCGTGGCCTGTATCACGCTTGGCAAGGCAGAATATACCTCTAGCAACTGCGGTCCTATGGCTTGCGCTAGTTCCGGGTTATCGTAGTTCACAATATCCGGTTTATCAATTTCTTTATTGATTACCCCGTATTTATCAATGGGCGTAGGTCTTGCGCCTGTATTGGCGTAAAATTCCAAAGGTACCTCGGCAAAGGTAAGGGTTAGTTTAGTAAAAAAGTCGCTCAAGTTCTTTTTTACGCTATCCACTTTGACAAGTTCGCTATGGTCTAGCACATAAACGGGCAAAGTAGAAGATAACCGGGGCCTAAAGAAAAATACCCCTTGCCTATCTACACCGAACTCATAGCCGGAAATAAGCGCAAAATCTTGCAACGCTTCTAGTACTGTAAGGCCGGAAATATTTACCATTTTCAAAAGCAATGTGCTTGCTAAATAGTATGTTGTTGGATCGTTTATCTTAAACCCCGCATTTGGGTTACTAGATACACCCAAAACGTAGTATAAGTAACGCTCGTTGCGTGCTATGGTAGTGTTAAGGTTGTACGCTTCCGGGCCGGACCATGTTGACAAATCGCTTGAAAAATAAGCGTTTAAGAAATAGCTTGCACTTCCTGTAATAGTAGCTCCTATTTCCCCCCACGCATCGCCTGCGGCGGTTTTATCACATATCCCCGAAATAAAGCATGGGCGTGTAATGTTGCCGACGTATAAGCGCAAATTGCTATCGTATATGTTCCAGCTTTGGTTATATACCCAAAAATCTTTTACTGAACTTGATGTGCCACGCCGATATTCCCCTTGAAAATGATAATCCATTGACGTTGAAATTGTAGTGCTTGCGATTTGCGTTCCTTCTCTGTAAACAGTTACTGTGTTTCCACGCCGCGAGATGGTTAGTCCGCCAGAATTGATAGTACTTGATCCAGTTGCCCCTATATCATAGGAAGTTAAAAGAGTAGGAGTTCCATTTGTTATTTTGTGGATTAAAACCTTTCTTATAGCAGTAACAGAGTTATCCACACGCTCCTTATACCAAACAATGCGAACGCTAATCCCATTATAAACACCAACAACCCCAAGCGTATAAGAACTGCTACCTGAAACTCCTATTTCGCTCAATGGGACCGTATTAGAGTTATATGTATCACCTAGACTAATAATAGTTACTCCATAATACTGCCCTCCAGCATATCCTGTTTCATTGTTTACTTGAGAAACAAATGAATAATCCCAGTTGCTAGGTAATGTGTTTGTACAAGATCCGGATGTGGTAAAGGACCAATTACTGTTGCGCGTGGGCCGCCAATTAAAAGAGTATTCGTTTATATCGCTTTGGTAATACCCAATTCCTGCAAAAAAGGTGCTATCTACTGGTTGGTTTCTAACCGACGTATTCCATACTACTTGGCGTATATCCTCATTTGCGCTTGTATAGCCGCCTAAAGCAACTAACCCGGCAACTATTTGTTCTACTGTTAAATCGGTTTTCCAACAATAATAATCGGCGGTAATCGTAGCCGTATAGTAAGTCGCGTTAATAATAGTTACAATGGCAACTTTGTTTAACTCGTTTAATTGGTCTGTTTCAAAATCTACGCCCTCAAATAACTTCGTTCCATTGGCATATACACCCTCAAAACCGCCAACTCCCGTGCCTGTAGTCCAATAAATTCGGTGTCCGTCGCTATCCGTGCTTTTATAAATTAATGTTTCGCCGATTATTTTATCGCTAAAATCCTTGGCTTCTATGTCCTTTAGCATTTCCAAAGGCGAAATAAGTTTCAAATCTACTTGGTAATTTTCCGGCTTATAGGTTGGCAAATCTTTAATTACACCGGTAAATAAAGGCGTTACTGCCGGATCGTAAAAGAAAGCCGCGCCGTTAAACCAATACTCGCCTGCTATTTTTATGTTTGTTTCCGTTAGATATATAGATCCTAAAAAAGCACTCCTCCAATTAGCAGGGGCCCCTATATCTGCTCCTATTGTAAAACCTGTATCGTTAGGATTTTGGTAAATAATACCTTTGTTTGAATAGGTTGCCAAAGTAGTAAAGTCTTGCCCCTCTTGTTTGAAAGAAAGAATATAATTTCCTGTTGTTGCCGTAGTAGGCACATATTTAAGATTAACATAGCTATTTTTGGAATAGTCATAAGGAACTATTACTGCGGAAGCGTTTATATTACCTGAAGTTCCATTTGAAGATAATAATGCCTGCACCCCTAAAGTTGTACTACTTTCAGTTTGTACTGCTATTTTGGGGAATACATAATCAGCAAGAGTGCTATTTATTAAAGCCACATTTTTGCGGCTCCCTGGATAAGCCAAATTAAAACTAATATTTATTTCCCAGGAAGAATTGCTAGGTGCAAAGCGTGAATTGACTAAACAATAACTAGTTAAGCTAAAATTGCTTGCTACCCCGTTTTCGGTAATCGTAGGAGTTCCAACTACTGTGTAACCTACTTGCGATTTGGCGGGGTTTATTGGGTTATTTAATCCGTAATAAAGCACTACTTTAGATCCGTACAACTGATAACCGGCAGGGAAATAACTGTTTGGCGTTCCCTCTACAAATCGGTTTTCGGTATCGCTCAAGCTCAAAGTTACGTTATTGGCGTTATACTGCGCTACTTCGTTTACGTCTAACGTCATGGAAAGCGTATTTGGCTTGAGTATCATGCCCGAAATATCTATTGGGTTGGCAGTATCTAGCGCATAGGTATTGTTTACACTATCCCATTTGTTGCGATATAAGAGCGCAAATGGTTTAAGGCCGGTTAGGTCTTGCCCTTGCATAAATTTTTCTAACGCAATAGGTAATGTTATCATAACTCGTTAAATTCAAACTCCAACTTAAATAGCTTGGTTTTGCGGTCCACTTCGTATTGATACTCACGCTTTACGGCGCACGCATATACGGCATCGGCTTCTAAATCTCTATAAGGCACAACGGTCATTTCGCCAATATCTGCCTGTGCGGTTAGCAAATCAAATTGTTCTTTAGTTACGTTTTCCATTTGTACTTTGCCAACCCATTTTTTGTAATCGGCAAAGTGGATATAAGAGCCGTCAACCGTTCTATACCCGCCCTCATTTGCGGCAATTTTGTAACTGCTATCCGTCAAAGCAAACAGGTTGCACAAAAAGCTATATATGCCTATCGTGCCGGATATGTTAGCAGGGTTTGTACCGTCATCGGGTACTGATATGCGAATAGATGACGTAAGCGCGGGCGTTTCGGCCTTTAATAATACCGTGCTATCCGTGTTATTAGCCAACGTAAGTAAATTGCTATAAGTACCGCCGCCGGTTAAATACTCAACCGTCATATTTTTAATGTTGGTATCTTGCAAAATAAGCGTATCAATAGTTCGGTTTACGGCGTTGCCATATCTATCGGCAAAGTAAACATCCACGGTATAAGGTACGGTGGTAGATATTACGCGCACGTCTATACTATCCCTGTTGCTATCCTGCGTATAGTTCAAATAGTTTTGGCTCAAAAATATGTATGGTTTCATTGTCATACGCTTAACCCCTGTTGTTGTGCGCCTACTTTGTAATTAAGGTTGGCAAATTCTAACGCTTGTACTACACCGTTGCGGCTCGCGTCTGTCAGTTGCTCTAAAATCGCTTCTACGCCACCGCTTGCGGCTACGTTTATGTTGACTACTACGCCACCCATAGCACCGCCGCTTTCCTCGGCAATAGCACCGCCAATACGCCGCATGGCTTTTGTATCGTCCAAAGGTAGCACCGCTTCGTCGCTACCGCCCTCGCCGATAACCGCCGGAACACCACCTGTAACGGCCTTTACAAGTCCACCTTCGGCAAGCTTGATACCGCTAATTTGCGCTACGTTACCTAAACCGTACGCAATAGCCGCCGCGGCCGCCGCCGCACCCAAAGCAGGCCCGATTATTGGAATAGGTGCAAGTGCCGCATACGCGGAGTTGGCGGCTTGATACGCACTAATTGCCGCCTGTGCCATGCCTTGCGCCTTTTGTACAGCCATTTGCTCTTTAGAGCCGGAGCGTAGCATGTTGGTAATATCGTTAAATGTTTTCTTTTTATCTTGCGTTTCTTGCTTGTTTAGCAAGGCAGAAAGGCCGAATAAATCGGTTTTCTTTTGCGTTTCCTCTGCATTGGCCTCGTCTTGTAATTGCTTGCGCTCCTCTACGCCTTGCCGGACAACTTCGGTAAGTTGTTCTTGCGCCGCTTGTTCATTGGCTACGCGGTTATTTATTTCCTCGGCTTGCAAATCAAGGCGGGTTTGTTGTTCTTCGGTAATGGCTTTTTCGGTTTCCCAAATCGCAGAAAGTGGGGTGCGCATTTCTTGCAAAGCTTCAATTTGCACTTGCAAGCTGTTTCCCGTTTGTTCCAAACTTTCCAAAGCTCCCGCGTACGCCTCTTTAATGGTGTTACCTACGCCGGGCAGATAGCTCATTAAATTGACCAGTGGCTGAAAAGCTTTAAGCGCATATTCCCCGGCAGTTACTAACCCGACTTCAAATTGCTTAACGCCGATCATGGCTTGGTCAAATACTATGCCAAAAATAGCACCTAACGACTTAAATGCTTGGTTAAGCCAACCGACCGCCTTTGTTAAAAAATCTACTGCCGGCACTAACCCGTCATTTAACCCCGCGCCTACTTGTTCTTTGAAATCGCCCCAACTCTCTTTAAGCGCATTTAGCTTTGTGGTACTATCGCCCATAGCCGCTTGCGCAGTTGCGCCAAAACGCTCGTTTATTTGCGCCAATACCGCGTCAAACTTTGCGCCGCTTTCGGTGTTTTTATCTATTTGTATGCCATAGCGTGCAAGGGTTTGTGTTTGACCTGCGGCGGCTTTGGAAACAATATCCATAGCCGTACCAAAATCAATACTGCGCCCGATAGATAACGCATAGGCGGCTTGTATAGCGTCTTGTGCTTTGCTACCCACTACGCCATAGTTAGCAAGTAAGCGTTGCGCGTTCAAAAATGCTTCGTCTGCTATGCCCGTCAAGCTTTGCATTTTGCTTGCAAATTGTTGCGCTTGCTTCATAGCACCTTCGGCAGTATAGCCAACCGCATTATAAGCGGCGGCAAGTGTATTTACTGCGCGTGCATTTTCGTTGGCGGCCTGTACGCTTGAGGCAAAGAAATCAATAACCCCTTTAATAGCGGCAAATGCGGCTACTGCCTTGCCGATACCGACAGCCATATTGCTAAAGCCGGTATTGCCTTGTTCCCCCGCTTCTGCGGCGGCTTGGCCCGTCTTTTGCGCTTGGCTTGCGGTTTTCTTTAGGTCCTCTTGCGCGGTTTTTGCGCCTTTACCGTCATATTCAGTACCGTAGGTTATTGTTACTTTGTTATCTGCCATGTTTTTTGCCTATTTTGAAACCTAAATTTTTAAGTGAAGCCAAAGGGGTATCGTTACTAATTACCTTCCTGTTACGCGCTTTTTCGGCTTCTTTGCGCGCCTTCTCGGCCTTGACCCACTCCAAAAAATACGCGTTTATCTGCGTGGGCGTTAAATCTTCTATCTTTACGCCAAAATTCTCATTTAATACTTTGGCGATGAAGCCAAACCCTGCGTTAGTTTTGGCATTAACTCCACCGCCCCCGTAAAATTTGAAAATACCCGCTCTAAATCGTTTACGCACCAAATTGCTACTAATAGATCGCCAAATTCGGTTAGCGTTATATCCTCGGCCTTTACCTTTGCGCCCGGTACGCAAAAATGCAAAATTGCCGGTAGTTTCTCAAGTAACGAAATTCTAAACGCCGGGAAATCGTTTGCCGCCAGTTGCGCCATAATCTTTACATTACCTATGGCTTCAAACAACTCTAACGCTTGCGACAATTTCAAGGCCTTAATCACTACCGGCTTACCGCCGATAGTGATTTTGGCTTCTTTACGTTTCAATGCGTCGGTAATATCAAGTTCTTTTTTACTGTGCTTGAAAAGAAACATAATTAGTACTCGTCGGTTACCGACATATAACCGCTATCTACACCTTCGTCGTCCGGGCAGTTTACTACGCTGGCTTCCAAAGTCAAGGTTTGTTGGTCCGTGCGGCTCAATACCAACCCGTCGCTACCGTTAAAGGATACCTTGGCAAAGTAATACTCACGCGTGGCCTGTACGCCTTGGTCATTTACCGGCCCTTTGGTATCAATCCAAAGTTGGTAGTACGTTTCTTCGGTAAACGTGGCAAGGCCCGTACCGGAGGCAAGCGTCATATTAAACGCTTTCTCAATGTTGGCAAGCGTAATGCTCGCTAACGGGATAGAAACAGTAAGTTCCGCTTCCGTAGGCACATAGCGCACCGGGAAACGTCCTTGGTCCACCCGAATAGCGGTTTTGGTTACGTTCGGTGTAAGCGTTACACCGCCATTGGTAAAACCTAATACGGTGGCGTTTGCTTTCGTTTCGCCCAAAGGCGCAACTCTAACGCTTGCAGGTCCTGCAATAAGTGTGTTTTGGCACTCTGGCATTTTTTAACTCCTCGCGCTTCTTTAGGCGCATTTAGTATATTTGAAATCAAAACTAACTACTTTCTCTTTTGCTTGCTCGTTTTCAAGCGGGAAATGGTTTGATACGCTTGCATATACCGCGTGTACCTCGTGGATAATTACCCCGCTTGTAGCGTCTTGCAAAAAATACTGGTCAAATTTGTTAAGTAAGTCATACAGGCAATTACGCACATCTTGCGCGCTTTTTTCCGTCTTGGCGTATATTTCAAACGTCAAATTCTGCTCATAGGCCCATGGCTCATTTATGGGACTTGTTGGACTATCCGCGCTCATAATTACGCAGGGCAAGGTTTTTACTTGCGCATTGTCCGGGTAGATACGCCCGCTAATAAGTGCGCTCAAGGTTTCATTTGCCTTCAAATTATTCAAAACTAGGTTTTCTATCATTTGCCCTCTAACGGTCTAAAATAACCTAAAAATGCTTCGTCAATGGTTTGCGCGTTATACACGCCCTCAATATAGTCCAAAAATGGCCTTAATCCGTCGTTGTTATAACCCTGTAAATACTTGGCGTACTCTACGCCTAAACCGCGTGTGCCGCTCCCTACCTCGCTAATAACCTTATTGCCTTTAACCGTTACTTTGTACCCTATTGAGTTACGAAGGCGGCCCGTGTGCATATAAGGCAAAGACCCTTTGGGACTATTGCGGTAATCCGGGGAACTGCTATCACGCCCGGCACGGTAAGATAACCCCTTTTTGAGCATGCGCTCGGCTTCGCTTGCTACTTTAACGTGCGCTTTTTCAATGGCCTTTATCGTGTTTTCGCGCTCTTTACCTAACGCGCCGATAATGTTTGTTGCGTCCATTGATACGGTTAGTTTCATAACTACCCCTCTAACTCTATGCGCTCCAAATCAAGGCGCATATATAACTTGCGCCCGCCTAAATCCGTAATCTCACGCACCCGGTACGAGTTCCCGCGCACCGTGATAATATGCACTTGCTTTTTAATCTCAAACGCTTGCGGAAACAAATACAAGCGGTCCGTGTTTTCGCTCGTAATCAGCCGGGAATTGCGGTCTAAACTGCCCCCGCCCTGTTGCAAGGCGCAAGGCACATTTTCGGCTAATACTTCGTTTGTAAATAACTGCTCGCCGGTTACCGGGTCCACGCTTTCCACGCGGGCCGTAATCGTGCAAGTGTCATTTAACAAACTGGCGAAACTCATAATTCTACCCCGTCTAACATACCGGCAATTTCGGCAGGTAATCCGCGCACAATAGACCCTTTTGAGTATGAGTAATCACCTAGGTGCTCGCTGTTAAATCCCGCCATGTAGTTAGGGTTAAATTTGTATTTCAAAAGTTCTTCTGCCGCCAGTTGGATAATTGCCGGCACGTCCGCCCAACTGTCATACAATCCGGCATTGTATGTAATCTTTACCGCGCTAACCCCTACCGGAAGCGTGCCGATAACCTCTACAATGTGATACCCTAGCATCAGTTGCTTTTGGCTCGCTTGATAGGTTGCGTCGGCGGTAATGAAATTTAACGCACTAACCGAATTTATCGGGTAATGCTTCGTCTTAAATACGCGCGAGTGTTTGTAGGGCACAGTAATCCGTTCATTTTGGAAATCCTGCTTAATAAGAGTAACGCCTAAATAGCCTTCAATAAGTTGCACAATGGCGCGCCCTTGCATGCTCGCAACCGCGTCGCTTGTGGCCCCTGTGATACTCTTAATTAGGTCTAACGGAATAATTGCCCCGCAAATCATATTCGCTCCTTATTTTTTACCGTGTTTGACGGTTTTAACTTTCTTTTCTTCTTTAACTTCGGCTTTGACGTCTTTTTCCACGCAAACGATAAAGTCCTTAAATCGTTCAGCGTCCGCCCCGTTAAAGGCCACTAATGCGCCCGGCTGATAACCGGCAAAAGATTTTTTTACTTGATATTTTTTCAAATCAAACATATTCGCTCCTTATTGGGTTTGGGCGGGGGCGTATTTCGCGCCCCCACAACCCAACCGCAAGGGGTTAACCTCGCGCGTTTTAGATTTATTGGGCCGGTACGGTCGCTTTGGCGAACGTGTTGCCGGCTACGGTAATATCGGCACGCATTTCAAACCGATAGGCCACTTTGTCCTCTTGGAACAAGCGGTGCGTTACAGCGTTGGCACCGGTGCCTTCCACAATGGAAGCCACGTCGGTGTATTTGACCGCAAATTCGTTTTTGGGCGAGAAAAGCACGTTGTTCAAATCGCCGAAAACTACGTTGCGAGCACCGATTAAGGAAGCGTCCAAAGCGACTACTTCGCTGTTATCAATGCGCATTACACCGTTTTCATAGTAGAGCCAGCCAGGTTTAGCAGAGTTGACCAAAGAGGCCAGTTGGCTATAAATGGCGGTATCTACAAAGAATTTACCGTTGCGGCGGACAAAGTCCGGGGTGGCTTGTTTTACCTCTAACAAATCGGTAATAGCGGCTACGGTGGGGGTCAATACACCGGAAGCACCTAAAATACCGGGGTGGCCTGTACCGTTCCCGTTGAATAGCCAGTTGTTGGTAAAGTCAATTAAACCGGCGCGGGCCTGGTCTTGGAACAAGGCCGGCAGGTTAATAGAACTATCCGCTAACAATTCTTCGGTCAAAACTACAATACAAGCGGCTTTTACGAGCACTTGTTGCAGGTTGCCAAAGGTCGGGTTGCTTACGGGTTTGGCGGCACCTTCCCCGACGTTTGCCCATACGGAACGGGCCAAGATGTTAGGGATATTGCGGGTGTTACCTTCCGTGCCCCACGGTAAGCGGCGCGCTTGGGAAATAAGACTTTCCGGTTTGGCTAAAAAGTCCAATACTTCCGGTAAAAATTCCGTATCTACCAAATAAGAGCCGGTAGGGGTAGCGGAAGCCAAAGCGGCTTTGTTACCGTATTTAGCGGCTTTTACTTGGGCTAAAAATTCGCGGAATTCCGCAGATTTTTCTTTTACCGATTTTTCTTTTTTAGCGTCCACAAATGCTACGGAGTGGGCGTTTTTGGCGGCTACTGCTTCGTCTAGTTTCTTTTGCAGGTCCGCGTTTTTGGCTTCGGCTTCTTGCGCTTTTTTGGTTGCTTCTTGGGCCGCTTCTTTGGCGGCGGAAACTTCGCTCAAAACCGCGTCTAATTTTTCGGCTACTGCTTTTGCACCGATTTCAGCGGGCGCAGTACCCGTTTGGGTTTTTTCGTTTTCCATTATTTTTGCTCCTTGCCCGCGTTTTCGGGCGTGTGGTTTTGTACATCAAATCGTTTTAGTTTTTGTTCCATATCGTAGTAATAGAGTTTGTCTATTGCTTCCTTGTAATCTTCTTTAGGGGCTTGCTTTTCCTCTGCTTTGGGGGCTTCTTTCGGCTCGCCTTTTACCTGTTCAAACGTGGCAAACGGGTCCGCCGGAATTGCTACCAAAGAAATTTCAAAAATCTTGGCAAGCGTTAAGTGCGTAGGGTTTTGCGCATCTTCATAAAGCCAAATACCGCCGATAGATACCGTTTTCAAAATGCCTTCACGGATAACCGTGCGGGCGTGTTTTAACTCCGGCCAGTCGCTTTGTGATAGTTCGGCTTCAAAGTATAGGCCCCGTTCATCTTCAAAAATCTTTGTTACTTTACCGGCAATAGAGCCAACCCCGCAACCGTGATTAAGCATTAGTACCGGGTTTTTTAGATATTCGGCAATATCGTAAACAAAGGTACGGTTAAACGGGGTAGGAATATCCCCGTATCTATCCGCAATACCTTTATTGTTGGCGTAGCCGGAAATCTTTACGATCCCGTTTTCTTCTACCGCCTTAAAGTGTGTAAGTTCAAAATCTTTTGGTCCTTTATAAGTTTTTACTTGCATAATTATTCCTCGTCAATTACAACCGGGTACATATCGCATAGGCAGTTTATATCTTGGTCTGCTACACCGAATTGCCCCGGCGCAGGGGTAAATTGCCCGGTTACCGGGTTTCTAAAATCTTCATTTATCTTTACTTCTTGCCCGTCCATTTCCGGGTGGCCCTCGTGGTGGTCGCTTACGCCCATAGTGGTTATCCAACCTTTCCCGTTTACGAAAGGCGTAGAGGTAAACGCTTCCTTTTGCGCTTCACTAATCGTGGCGCGTGTTTCCGTTTGTACAATGGTTTTCACGCGGTCGTAAATGCTAATGTTTGTACCGTTATCGTTGGGCACTAGCATTGAAGGCTCATAACCTTCCTCGCTAAAGAACTGCAAAACAAGGTTATTTATGGCTAGGTTGCTCATACCGTTATCCACGCCCAAAGAGATAATCTTGTCTAACCGCTCAAACGTGGTGCGCTCAATGCTATCGGCCCACTTAAAGGCGTACATACGCGCCCACTCTTGCACCCGGTCGCGCATGGCTTTTTTATCGGTAAACTTGTAATCTTTGCTAGGGATTAAACTTTGTAAATACTCCTGTTCAAAGGTTATCCCGGCTTGGTATATTTCAGCCAAAGCGGGTACTTTTACCGCTAGCAATAAATCACGTTGCGTGGCTTCGTCGCCAAATACAGCGTCGTAGTCAAATAGTTTATTTTCGTTTTTGGCTACCCAGTCGCGCACTAAATCGGCTTGCATGGCAAAATGGCTCTCAATGCTTTTGCGCATTACGTCGCTTTGCGTATCAATAAGGGCCAGTTTATTGGCTTTGTGGCGTTTCATTTGCGCCGGGGAAGGTCTTACCTCGCGCACCTTTTTAACGCCCTTTGTATCGCGTTTTGGCGCGTTTAGGCCAAAGGCGGAAAGGATAGGCGAGGGCGGCTCGTCGCCACCGTCAATATCCGGGAAAGGCAACCCCATAGCGTTCTTTACTACATTGAGCGGATAGTATTGCGCAAATGTGTTAAAGGCCGCGGCTACTTCGTTCCACTCCACCTTTAACGCTTGCACTTGGCTAAAGTCATAATCAATGTAGTATTGTTCGTCCGGGTAGAACTCCGGCACTAACTCCTCACTTAACGCGTCGCTAATAAGGCGCATTAAGGGGATAATGTTTGTTTCATAGAAAATCTTTTGCTGTTCTTTGGTATTAAACTGCGGCGCATACTCAAACAAACCTACTAGCGCGGGCGGTACGCCCATAGTAGAATAGATTTGTTGCATGGCAAAGCGTTGCCCGGCGGCAAATTCCATATCTTTATGTGAGGTCTTAAAATCTTGTATGGTTGCCCCTTGCGTGAGTGCGGCCCAACGGTGCGCCTTACCGCTCCCCTGGTGCATATCGTTAAACGCACGCACTACCTCGGCGGCTTCCTCTTGCTTTACCGGACTATCTTTCGGGTAGGAAATCACACCGCCTACGCTTGCTCCGTTGCGGAAAAAGGCCAAGTTAAACACTTTTGCCGCGCCCATAATATCGTTATCAAGCGCGCATTTCTTAAATCGGCTTTGGCCCTCAAATAAACTTTTGGCGTTGCCTTCGTAGATGTGGATAATATCGGTTAAAGGGAAACTCTTGCGCCCCTCTTTGGTATGTACTTCGTAATGGTCCGGGTAACCGTTGGCCCCTAGTTTTAAGGAAATAGAAGGTTTAGGGATAGGAATTAGGCGCGTAGGGCGGTTGCGTGTATCGCGTGCGTCTTTTAGAATATAAATATCGCCAAACACAATAGCGTGGCTTACGATAATCTGCTTAAATACGTTTTCGTTAAAGAAGGGCGAGGGTTGGTAAAGTAAATCTAATAGCAAGTTTTCGCCTTTCTTTGTGTACTGTACGACTTCCCCGTCGCTAGTGTGCAAACGTAACTCGCCATTACAAGCGGCCCCTACAATGGCTCTTAATACCGCGTCGGCAAACCCGTTTAGCGGCGCGTGTTTGTCGTTTTCCCCGTAAAGGGTAGTCCATACCCTAGGGGAATTAGTATCAAGGCCGAAAAATTTTCTTGCCGCGCTTTGTATGCTTTTCTTTAAGTTCATAGTATCAGTAAATCTATCTTCTCTCTACCGCTCCCGGCGGCATATACCGCATTAGCCAAGGACCAAACTTGGTCGTCATGCTTACCGCTTTCGTGGTGGTATTTGTGTACCCCGTTGGCGGTGGTTTCCTTTTGCAGACCGTGTAATTCTGCCCGCAAACTTACGTCGTCCGGCAACTCCAAACGCCCGTCGTCTAGCGCAGATTTGAGGTTTACGATTAGTTTTTCCTTTAGCGCATTGGTGTATGTCAACCCTTGGGCAACTACGCTACCTAGCGCACGTTCTAAATCTTCGTTTACCTTTTCCCCTACGCCTGTTTTATCGGTAATGTGCAAAGATATTCCGCACCGTACCGCGTCCACTACATAGGCGATCTGCTCGCTATACTTTTCCCCGCGCCAAATTTTCTTTAGTATCGGCTTTAGTTTCCCGGTTGGCTCTTTTTCCAGTACAAAGAAAACCGCTCCGTCCACTAATTTAGCGGGGTCATAGCCGGAATAAAACGCGCTTTGTGGGTGGTTGTGTATGTACTCGCCTAGTTCGCTAATTGTGATATACTGCAAATCACTATTAGTGGCCTTGCTGATAAGGTCATAGGGTAAGTAACTGGATATTTCGTCCACGAACTGGCACGCATATTCCGTTAAAAAACTTTCGTCCGTTTCGCTTGATACGCCTAGCAAATCAAGGCATTGTTTTACGCTACCTGGGAAACCCTGCTCAATAGCGGTATATATCGGTATTTCAAACCGCTCATATTGGCTAAAGGCATTGTCTTTGTTTATCCAAGCGTCGTAAAAGTAACCCAGTTTACCCATTGGCGTACTGGTCAAGGTTAGGCGTTTGCGGTTGTCTTGGCGTGTGAGTGAGGGTGCAATAGCGCGGATAATCTCTTTGGCGTTACGGATATGCGCTACCTCGTCAAGGTACACGTCGCCCGTAAAGCCGCGTATCGTACTGGGGTTTGCCGGAACGCTCACTACTGTCCCCGCACCTTTAATGGTTAGTTGCGTAGTATTATCTACCACTAACTGCGCTCTTGGCTCATAGGCCAAAATAAAGGCCCTGACCTGTGCGAGTAACTTGCGGCTTGCCCGGAAACCTGTACTACCGGCTATTGCGTCGCGCCCACATAAAGCACCAAATGCCATTTCGTGTGCAATAGCAAAACTAAACCCGATTTGCCTTGCCTTGTTCACTATGCGAAACTGCGACTTGCTTTCAAAGAACTGTTTTTGGTAAGGGTAAAATGTGCGCTTATAGAACTCCTTAAATGCGCTCATTGTGTTACCCTTCCGGCTTAATACCTAAATCGTCTGCTATCTTGCGCCAGTCGTCCTTTATGGTAACGGTCTGTGTGGCTTCTAACTTTTCAGCGGGCATTTGCCCGGTTAGTTTGCAAAATAGTTCAATGGCCCTCATATCGGCTTTGTCAATTCCCTTTTTGAAGGCGTTTAGTATATCCTGTGCCTTAATGCCCTGTAATAGTTCCTCTCGTAGGGCCTTATTCTTTTTGCGAGCGGCTACACTACGTTTTTGGTACTCCCTCGCAATTTTCTTGCTATCAATGCGCTTTTGCATTGGCTCCAGGAACTCTTTACTTGCTCCGCGAGGCATAGCGCACCTCACTTGTTTAGGGGAAAGCACGAAAGGCGGCCTTTATAGGTCGCTTTTGAAACGATAGGAAGAATAGTTTTCTTTTCGCCCATTGTTTCCCCGGTTGTGGGCGGAAGGTTATAGAAGCCGGGGTAAAAAAAATGGATAACCGGCCACGCTCAATGAGCGTAAACAGTTATCCATAGTGTTTGTGTAACTTTTATCTTACGCGTTTGTCAAGTATTTTAAGGACCTATTTTTTTACGGGGTTGCGTAGGCCCTAGAATAATTGTAACTGCGCTTGTTCGGCCTTTAACCGCTCTACACTTTTGGCCCAATACTCCGGGTCTTTTTCTATGCAGATAAAGCGGCGTTTTAAGCGGTGGCACGCTATTGCGGTAGTGCCGGATCCGCTAAACGGATCAAGTATTAAATCCCCTTCCCGGCTATATTCCAAAAGTTGCTTTTCAATTAGTTTTACGGGTTTTTGCGTTGGGTGGAAACGTTTGCTATCTTGCGGGGCAAATTCCCAAAGTTTGGCGTTCTTATTACAACTTACCCACGCATACTCTGCCATAGCCATACTAAAATTTTCACTTATGGTAAGTTTTTTCCAAATGTTAAAGCACCGGGTAGGTGGCAAATTGAAATAATTACCGCCCCAAATAATCTGCTCTTTTGATACTCTAAATAATTCGTCAAAATAACTTTTGTCGGGGGCTATATCCCAATGCGTAATATCATTGTCAAAGATACCCCCTTTTTGGTATTTCTTGGACCACCCCCCCGTCCGCGCTACCGATATGGTATTTGTCAAACAGCCCGCCGAAACGCCCTCTTTTACGGCCTTTCCACAAATCGCCCCCCCCCCGTATGGTGGGTCGGTCAAAATCAAATCTATGGCCTTATTTGGAAGTTCTTTGAGTATATCCATACAGTCGGCATTGATTATCTTGCCTTCCAAATCTGCTATGTTCATTTTTTCTTTTTCCCCCGTTCAATTGCCTTATCCGCAATAATATCCGCAAAGATATTTAGCAGTAAGGTTTTCAGTACGTTAAATAATGCTATCATCTACCGCCTCGGCAAGTAATGCGCACATAATTAGAATTGCGCCAAAGATTAAAATAAATTGCGCTAGGGCAAAGAATAGTGATAGCGTGGGTGTCATTTATTCCCCCTCTTTTTGCACGCAAGAAATGGCGCGGCGATCATAAAGCACAAAACAAACATACTTGTTGTCTATTTCAACTTTTCTTATTCCGGCTCCAATGTAACCTCTTTCCGGTGTGTAATCATTGGCAATCGTATCGTCTGCAACTTTGTCAATAATCCAAACCAAAGCAAAAAAGAAACCTATAAAAACCGCACAAAAATAAAGAATTTTCATTTATCTGCCTCCAATTTTTTAATCACGTCAAAACTTCCCCGCATTACCGGCTTTCCCCCCTCATAAAGCACCAGGGTAGGCAAGTTAGTTATTCCCAATTTAAGGGCCGTTTTCGGGTATTTATCCACGTCCAAAGCACACACTTTAACCCCTTTTAAGTTTTCAAGCGTAGGTTTAATCATTTTGCATACCCCACACCAGGGGGCGTAGAAGTCCACTAATACACGCCCGGTGGCGGTTTCGGTTGCAAAGGTTGCGTCGGTTAGTTCTATCATTTCCCCTCCAACAGTGCATTTAGTGCAACTTCGGCAAGGTCTCTCATTCCTTCAAGGGCTTGCTTGCACGCTTGTTTCTTTTTTTGTACTATACAACCTTCACAACTCTCAAAAGGACTATGGCACATAGCCTTTGCCATACGCTCAATGGCCTCTTGGCGGCTGATACTACTATCATAAGGGCATTTCTTTTCGCATATTTCTTTTGTTATTGGTATGCTTTCTCCAGAAAACTCACAATAATAACCTTCTCCGTCGGTGGAAAACCCAGCACAATGCCCAAATCCTTCATATTCAAATTGTTCTATTCTAATTCTTTCTTCTTTCTCTGCCATACTATTTATCCTCCATTGGAATAAAACTAAAAATATGTGCTATCACATCTACTGTCCAACCGTTACCGATACATTTATATCGTTGCGTGTCGCTTATTACGGCGGTATAGTTATCGGGCAAGGTTTGTAATCTTTCGCACTCTAAAGGAGTTAGCTTCCTTATTATGTAATCTCCGTCGGGTAAATCTATTTTGTACAGTCCTGTTTTAGCACCACCGCCACCACCATTTGCATTTAGCGAAACTGATTTTCCACGCACGCTATATATTCTATTTGCCTGGTTATCTTCCTGCCCTTGTAAATTCCCTAATCTTAATGGCTTAACATACTGATAATACTGTGGATCGTTCGCCATTAGACAATTGGATTTGTCTTTCATTGAACGCCCACGTCGGGTTTTGGAAGTCATTTGTGTAAGGTCAACGCACTCGCCTGGCATTATTTCCGCATACCCTTTTTTGGTTGCTTCAGGAACGGCCATCGCCTTTTCTCCTGGCATTAACTGTACATACTTTTCAAGAATGTCTTTCAAAACAATTCCTTTATCTTTTGGCTGTGTTATGTTTGGTATGTTAGTCCAATAGAGCCGTTTTCTTTGTTGAGCTGAAACAAGTGCCGAGTTTATGAGTATCGGTTCTACTCCAAGTTCCCGTGTAATAATTTGTTTGGCTTCCTTTGGCATACTTGCCACATTTTCAAGCAGAAAGTATTGCGGCTTGCAAGTCCTTAAAAGACGCACATAGTGCCAAAAAAGGCCGCTTCTTTTCCCTTTTAGACCTTCTCTGTCGTTTTTTGCTATGCTTAAATCTTGGCATGGGCTACCGCCAATAAGCAAATCTATCTTTGGCAAATTACGCGCCCATACATTTTTCACATCACCAAGTTGTATTGTATCGGGCCAATTCTTTTGCGTTACTTGTATGGCATATTTATCAATCTCGCTTGCGTAGTATTTTGCGACAGGTATATTTGCCCTTTGCAAAGCAACTCTACCGCAACTGATACCGTCAAACAAACTTAATACGGTTATTGGCGTCATAATAACACCGCCTTTTCCTCGTCCTTTAGCCACAATTCGTAATTGTGGCATAGCTCGCAATTTAAGCTCTTGGTACACTTAACGCCGTCGTAAAATATGCACTCGCTCATTTTTCCTCCAATATCCGCACCAATACGGCTATTGTATCGTACGCTTCCGCGCATACTTCGTTCCATGGTTTGTTATCGTTTATGGCCTTTACCATTTCGCCCAATTCCTCGGTAGCCAGGCAAACGGCGTGGTTTAGATCGTCCGCAAAGTGCGGGTGCTTTTGCCGGGCGTGCTCTACCGCCTTAATTATTAAATTCATTGTTTCCGGCTTCACAGTTTTCCCTCCTCGCGTGCAGTTTCAAAGAGCATATCTTCATGCGCCAAACGCTCATTTAGCACCGCGTCCTCTACCGCTTCATTGAGCGCGTCTTGCATACCTTCTAAAAATTTTTCAGTATCTACCTTTACAGGGAAATACTTTTTTGTTTTGGCTTGTACGCTTACGCCCATAACGCCGATTACTTCCCCGTCCTCAACGTCAGCGTCCACTTCGTAACTAACACCTGCATAATCAAAGTTCAATATCATTTTTTACCCCCTTTCTTTTGCTTTGGGCACCATTTCGGTTGCCCGTTTGATACGACAAAGCGCATAGGAACTTCTTTCCCGCACATTTCGCAAATACCCATTGGGTTATGTTTGCAAATCTTGCACCCGTGCGGCTTGTGGGTGCGGTATAGGTTAAAATGCTCTACGCCCATTGACTAACCCCTCCCACGTCTGCATTAACCGGCGCATATTTGCGCTTGGCTGGGCCTGTTTTAGGCCATTTCTTGCGTCTAGCCAAATGCTCCGGCCTTTCTCTTGCGCCGCTTCACAAACCGCGTCAATAAACGCACCCGGCGTAATCCCGTTCTTTTGCAGTTCGGGCCAGTATTGCATTTTGAAATCTGCATACTTCCCGTTTAGTTTGTAAATGCCCTTGTTCATACCGTAGTTTTTGATATATCCGCAATTCACGCACCGGGCCACATAGCAAACGGTTATTACGGATCCGTCCAACTGCGTAAGTTTTACCGGGAAACTGGCTACATTGAGCGTCCGGCACGCTAAACAACTTTCCGGCAAATTTAGCGGCGTAGGTTGCTTTGCGTCTTGTTTGTTAGTTGGTTTGGTAACTTGCATAATTCGCCTCCAGGTTGTCTTTTTGTGCTTGCGCCATGTACTCCGGCAAGTTGCGGCAAACCGCTTCATAGCCGCCGGATAGGTTGGCTTTTTGCAAGCGTAAAACGCACGCTTCTATGGCCCCAAGCGCAAGAGGTATATTCTTACCGCAAAACGTCAAAATATCGGTAAGGCAACGACAATTTCGCTTAAACCATATCCGCTTTTGTTCCGGTGTTTGTACGTTTGTTTCAAAGTTTTCAATAACCGCGTTACTGAATTTTTGAAGGTCGTTTAGTTTTTTTGGCAAACTAGGCGCACGCTCCGCGACTTTGGGCGCGGTAAGTCTTTGTTGTTTATTATTCATATCATAACAACTCATATCAACATCAACATCATCTTGGCTTGTTTCGCTTGTTTTGGGTTGTTTTGGGTTGTTTTGGGTTGTTTTTTCAACCGGTCGGTTGTTTTGGTTGTTAAAACAAGCGGTCGGTTGTTTTTTAGCATTTTGGTTTCCTTTAGGAGCACCGCCAAATTTGCCGTTCTGTGCATTTCGTATGCAAGTTTTAACATATTGCTTGGTGTTATAATCTATCTCTTGCCTTGCCATTTCAAACACAACTGCTACCATACCGTCCTCAAACTCGCTTATTGTTCTTTTGTTCGCGTATGCTAATATACCCTTAAAAAGAACGCCGGCTTGTTTATCGCTCAATTTGGCAACAACTGCGTCCAACCTGTTAGGCAAAAGAAAATTATTTTTTTCCTGTTCTGCCATTTTATTGATCCTCTCGTATTTCCTTTGCTACTTTCAAAATAGCTAGACACATCTTTTCAGCCATAATTTCGTCTACCGAAACTACGTCGCCGGACTTCGTGTCTAATATGGATATTTCGCCATGCTTGTTTGCAAATATGTCAAAATATCCAACCTTGTTTGTAAAATTATTACTCATTAGTTACTACCTCCAACTGCCATAAAATTACCAACTTCCTGCCTGTGGGCGTTTACAAACTGCTCTACTTGCGCCCAATTATCCCACAAAAGGTACTCGTTACCATACGCCCGCACATTGTCCTCAAATTCTCTTTGCGCCGGACTTTGGCGGCCTTTCCCATTGGGGTTTTTGAGTTCAATAAAATAAACCTTCTTGCCGGGCAATAGTACAATTAGATCGCTAACGCCAGCCATGACACCCTGCGCTTTAAGATTTACCGCTTCCCGTAGGTTTCGGCTACCGCCATTAGGCACCGCAAATACAAAGTGCCCAGCCATACGCAAAAATCGTACAACTCCTACTTGGAAATCTGCTTCAGCGTGCCGCATTTTTCCAAACCCCTAGCACTTTTTGCAAATCGCTCTTTGGCGTGCCAATTTTCACAAACTGCTTGCGCTCATACTTGCGCCCGGCAAACCACGCCGCACATACAAAAATGACTAATAAAATAAGTAGTCCTATCATAATTTCCTCCTAATTCGTAGGGGCGGAAGGAGGTGCAACCGCCCCTATGGGTGTTATTATGCGGTCCGCGCATGAAACGGGCCGCACGCAGAATTTGGCAAAGGAATAAATACACCTAACTCCTCTTGCGCCCACCGTATTACACGGTCTAAAAAGTAGGAAAATTCGTCAATAGTTGCCCCGCTCTTTGACCGTTTCTGCTTTAATTGGTGCACATACTGTACCCCGTCTTTGCCTACCCAAGACACCGTTTTAACCGTGCTAAAAAACATATCATTTAGCATTTCGTTTATTTCGGCCCGGCTCATTTCGTTACCCTGTGCGCGTAGGCCCTCTTGGATAGCCGGAATTACCACAGCGTGATAGTACCCTAATTGCTCGTGCGTTTTTGTGGCTATGGATTTAACCGTAACCTTTACCACGCGGCCTTTTTCTATGGCCTTTTGCAAGTCCACATATAGGGGAACTATCTGCTGTTTAACGCCAATGGTATATTCGCGCATATACTAAAAAGGCACGTCGCCTTCTTCTTCTTTTTTAGCACCTGCTACATCAGTTGCCTGTTTTGCTATTTCTTGCATGCACGCACGATTAGCAAGCGTAGCCAATAATGGCAAATCCGCTTTGTTAAAAGAAGTAGTGTGCATATATTCCCCGTCTTTTGTTTTGTAGGTCTTTTGGAACGTAAATTGAAAATATGGCCTTCCGTCAGCTGCTTGTTTGGCCCATACCGCACACTCTACGCTTCCAATTTGGTATTTATATATTGGTCTGTTGTTTTCAGGCATAAGTACCTCCGTTCGTAGTCCTTAATATGTTTATTTATTAGTTCGCGCCCATTGGCTAACCCTTCCGCCAGTTGCGCTTGTACGTCTGCATTTTTGAAAACCCGTTGCACATAAATCGGGTTTTTGAAAAGCGGGTTATATAGCACATAATCGCACCAGTTGCGCCCGGTTATAAGCATTTGGTACTGCATTTGTAGTTCGTGCTCCGGGTCTATCCACTCATTACAAACCGCGTACAAGTGGTTATAATCTTGCTTGCACTTGATTTCAATTAGGCCCTCTTTGCCGACAAGTCCGTCCGGGGAGCACCCCGCGTAATCGTCTTGCTCTACAAACCCAACCTCTTGCACCGGGTTGCCTGTAATTTCGGCGTATAGTGCCCGTGCGTGCGGCTCTTGGATATGCCCCCACTCCATAGCCGGGGTGGTAAACGTGTCCGGCAGGTTGCCGGTTATCCAATAGGCCGCCTTCTTAAAGGTCAAGGTTTCAAGGCCCTTTTTGGCCTTGCCGGTGCGCTTATCCGGTATAAGTTCCGGCGCGTCGGTAGCGGTAAAACGCCCGGCCCGTAAATTGAGCCATAGTTCCCCGCCTTGCACGCAATTATGAATAATCATATTACCGCCCCTGTATTTGCGCCAAACGCGCTTTATAGGCCGCGGTGTACTTGGCCCGGTCGTCATTAAAAGCGTCGCCCATACTGGCTTTAATTCCCGCCATAACATCTACTAACTCGTCGGCAGTTTGCGCCGCTTGTAATGCCTTGGCGTGCTTGGTATTTATTTTTGCAAATGGGTCCTCTTTGGCGGTATGGCTAACCGTTGCCCGGTTATCCATTGTGTCGGCGTCTTTGGTATCGTCAATGCCAAATAAACCGTTTAGCGCGTATTTGCGAGCGTAGGAACTGGCAGAGCCGGTAATTTGGCTCTCGTCCATGCCTTTGCGGTTTTCTGCTTCGCGTGCAAATGCTGTTACGCTTATGCTTTCCTCGCCTTCGGTCTTTAGTGTCGCGGTGGCCTTTACATACCACCGTGTACCCATTTGCACGATTTCGTCGCTTAAAAGCACCGCCGCACCATATTCGGCAAGTACAGGTTTTAATGCTTCTAAAATATCTTCACACGAGCGGTAATTATAACCGCCGAAGGTATTTCGTTGCCCTTTGGGGGCCTTTAGTTTGCTTTGAATTTCTTGCAATATCATTTTGCACCTCCCCATATTGCGTTATATACTGCCCGGATAAACTCTAAATTTTCCGGGGTTAAAATACGTCTTTTTTCTTCTTCGTATAGTTCTTTTTCTGCCATATAACACCTCGTAAATCTATACCCGGCCCTTGCAAGACCGGGACTTTGATTTTTTGTTAGGAATTATTACTCATGACGAAAGAACGCCCGCTTATTTGGTTAATGGCTGGGAGCGGTAACCCTCCAAATCTATCGGGTGCCTGTGGACCATTTATCCACTTCTTATGGCGGCTTAGATCACCCGCGCCCTGCTATATATGCGGTTAATCACTCCGCGCAAGGCAAATCTTTTCGGGGTTGGCTACTCGTAGGTTTATTATTCTTGGGAGAACTCATGAAAAACCCAACCCCGCCCGGTTATGTTTAGCCGGGAAATTCAAATCTTGGCATGCTTGCCCCGCATGCTAGGTAAAAAATACAGTTCGCGGAGTTCAACCGCGCTATCCGGTTATGAGCCGACGTCCTAACGCTGAACGAAACTGTGTAAATTGTCAAATAACACCCATAAACTGCTAAATCTTGCCCGGATATTTAACCACCACCGGGGGAGTGGACTAATCTAACAATGCTTTTACATCTGCAATAAAGAAAGGTACTGCCAAAACTACCAAAGGCAAACAACCTATTAAAACCCCTTCTAAAATTTCGCTCATAATTCCTCCTCTTTGCACCCTAAAAACTTTGCTACATCTGCCTTCAAAAACGTCATTTTGCGGCGTCCTGCCGGGCGGTAGTATTTAATTTCCCCCGATAGTGCGAGCATACGCACCCACGCCGGGGAATAACCCAAAATTTCACTTACTTGTTTCGCTGTTAAAGTTGCGTTAATCATTACTACTACCCCTTATTACTTCAAATTTGGTATAATAAAACCGAGTACCTACAAATGGCCGGGAAGCCTTGGTACTCGGGTTAATACAATGGATAACTGCTTTTCTATGGCTTTCGCCCTAGTTCTGCAAATTGTTTTTTCTATCCACTGTAACCTAATTAAAGTTCCCGCTTTGATTAGGATTTTTTGTTTGGCTTGCGCCTTACTAAACATATTATGATAAATTTTATCAAGTTTGTCAAGTATTTTTTTCTACGTCGTAAAACATCAAAAAACTTGATTTAATTTAGCAATAATTAAGGAGTATTATGATAAAGTTAGACACATTATTTGAACGGAAGTATGGCGCGATCCGTGGCGGTCAAACTAAACTTGCTAAAGATTTAGGCGTAGACCAAAGTTCTATATCAAGTTGGATAAGTGGCCGGAATAAACCTACAAAGGATTACGTGAAAAAAATGGCTACTATTTTCGGCGTAAGCGAAGCCGATATACATAGTATTTTTTTCAAAGAAGAAACTACGGTATCAAGCGAATTTGCCCAAGAGGTGCAGGCAGTACCGCTGACCGATAAAAACACGATACAACTTCCTATTTTGGCAGACGTGCCCGCCGGATTGCCGGAGTTTAGCGACCGCGACGTGGAAATGTTTGTAGATATACCGCGCTTTTTGTTCCCCGGCGCAGATTTTATTGTAAGATGTATCGGCGATAGTTTAGAGCCAAAGATACATTTAGGGGATTATTGCGTAATTCGCAAAATGCAAGAAGCCATAGACGGGCGTGCTATGCTCGTACGCACCGAAAATGGCTCGTGTATGAAGGTAATAAAGAAGATTAAAGACGGTTTGCCGCAACTATGTTCTACCAACCCGAAATATAAACCGTTTACGCCCAAAGAGTTAGCCATTATCGGCCTAATTATTGGGCATTGGTCGCGCGACGACCGCGAGAAATGGTAAGGAGTTAAAAAATGAAGAAAATAAGTTTGTTAGCGATAGCATTTATGTTGACCGGGTGCGCTGTTGTAACAGGACTTAAAGAAGCATACGCGCCTAAAACCGCCGAATATGTAGCGTCAAATGCAACCAATACCTACGATAATTTTTACAAAAGCAATACAGTAAAATTCCCCGGTTATAACTTGCGCCACTTTACCAATTACAAGGAAATTACAGGGCGCAGTAATTGGCTTGCACCCGATACCGGAATAAAACCGATTGCCTTGTATAATGACAAAGCATGCAATATGTACCTATACTTTGATATTAAATTAGACGACTGGGCGTTTTATTCTGCCGCCATAGACGAAAACGGGAAAGCATTGAAATTCAATTCCTACGATCAAAAAATAAATACAGGCAACCAATACGCGGGCGTTTCTATAAGCGAAAAATTTTCAATAAGTTTGCCGGATAACTACCTAATTGAAAACAAAGGGAAAAACCCTCAAATAGAAGTACAAGGCAAACGTGATACGTTTAGAATTTACTTGCCGGACTACTACATTGACGGTATGTTGCAGTATTTTGCCGATAACAATATAAATTGTAAATGAAAATACGTACCGATACACGCACAGGCATAAAGTTTATTGACTACCGCGTTGGCGGTAAGCGCAAGCGTGTTTCTTTGGGTACAAAGAATAATCAAATTGCCCTCATAAAGGCCGCGCAAATTGCGGATAATAAAGACGGGCGGGATAGTGGCAAAGTACCGTTTGAAGCGTTTTTAGAGCGATACCGGGCCTATCTTGCCGCCACACACCGCCCCGCTAGTATTGACAAGTTTGAGCATGGCCTTAAAAAGTTCTTATCTTTCCGCAAAGTAAAGTACCTCAATGAAATAACCCCGGCCTTATTGGACGAGTGCGCTGTAACATTAAAGGCGCAAATAAAAAGCAAGTACGCTCCCGGACTTAACCGCGATATACGCGCCATAAAGACCGCCATGCGGCAGGCCGAATTTTGGGATATGATACCACCGCAAACGTGGCGCAAGGTTTCCAAGTTCAAGGAAGTAAAGGGCCGCGTGGAGTATCACACGCCCGAAGAAATCAAACAAATTCTAAAAATATTTAACCCAAATTGGCAACTGGCGGTCCGGCTAGGTTTTCAAGCGGGCCTGCGCAGGGGCGAAATGGCTATGCTTAAATGGGCTGACGTGGACTTTGAAAATAACCAAATCTATGTTGCCCCAAACAAAACCGAAGGCCACCGATTTGTGCCTATGGTGCCACAGTTACGCAAGGCCCTTGAAACCGCAAAAAAACGCGCCGAAAAAGGCGCGGAGTTCGTTTTGAACATGGGCGAGGACAGATATTCTCCCTATTATTTATCAGCGTTTTACACAAAGGAAACCAAAGAGAAACTGCCCTTTAAGTGCGGCTTGCATAAATTACGCCATACGTTCGCAAGCCACCTCGTACAAAACGGGGTGGACCTTTACCGCGTTTCAAAGTTGCTAGGCCATAGCAGTATCAAAATGACCGAAATATACGCACACCTTGCCCCGGCGGACTTAAAGTCGGCAGTTACCAAACTGCCCAAGATATAGGCGGCAAAATGGGCGGCATTTAGACGGTAAAAATTCCCCCGTCTTGGCTACTCTATTCTAAAGCCCCTTTTAGCAATACAAAAACGCTAAAGGGGCTATTTTATCGTCGGTATAGTGTAGCACAATTTAACGC